AATGCAAGAGATACACAATCAAATCAAAACTTTAGAATCACAATTAACCGGTAATATGTTCTCAGATATGGAAATAAAAGACAAAATACATAATTTAAAAATGAAGGCAAATGGTTGTAAGCCTATTAATTCTGAAATTGATTGTGTGGGGTGTGGTTCTTAAAACAAAACATCATTTTTTTTGCGTTATATAGGTATGATTGTATTAACGACATCAGCAACTGCACAAACATTTAAAGTAATACCAAGAGATTATTCTTTAACGGCATTTACAATGAGCATAAGAGATGATAGTACAAATGTAACTGTGACATATAATATCACTGGGGCAACTGTATCGGGTAACTATGTTACTTATCAAAACACATTTTCACCCATTTTAGTAGAGAATCATTTCTATGACATGACACTTTACACAGGAACAAACATAATTTTTAAAGATAGAATCTTTTGTACTGATCAAACGATTAATCAAGTTGATAATGATTACTACAATTTAAATGATGGTGTGTACACAACTGATGATTCTTACAACAATGAATATATCGTAGTATGAAAAGACAAAAGAGTTTACCAAAAGGTGTAACAAAACAACCAAGTATTGGGTTTGTTAATTTAAGCACCTACACTTCACCCGAAGTAAAAGAGGTAAAAAACAAAGATTGGGTAGAATATGGTGCTGATAATAATTACTTTCAATTCTTAATTGATAGATATAATGGATCAGCCACAAACAACGCTGCTATTAATGGCATAAGCCAAGCAATTTATGGCAAAGGATTAAACGCAACAGATGCCAATAAAAAACCCGATCAATATGCCCAAATGATTTCAATGTTTGGAAAAGATTGTGTTAGAAAATTATCCTATGATTTAAAATTAATGGGACAATGTGCTGCTCAAATAATCTATTCTAAAGACAGAAAGAAGATTGTCAAAGTAGAACACTTTCCAATAGAAACTTTAAGGGCAGAAAAGGCAAATGAAGAAGGTGATGTTCCTGCTTATTACTATTTTAAGGATTGGACAAATATAAAACCAAGTGATACACCTTTAAGAATCCCGGCATTTGGGATGTCAAAAGAGGATATTGAAATTTTATACATTAAACCCTATCGTGCAGGTTTCTATTATTATTCACCCGTTGATTATCAAGGTGGTTTGCAATATTGTGAGTTAGAAGAAGAGATTTCTAACTATCACATTAATAATATAATGAATGGATTAGCACCATCTATGTTAATTAACTTTAACAATGGCACACCTAATCAAGAAGAAAGGCAATTATTAGAAAACAAAATTGCATCTAAATTTAGTGGGACATCAAACGCAGGTAAATTCATACTTGCATTCAATGATAATGCAGAATCAAAAGCAGACATTACTCCTGTTCAGTTAAGCGATGCACACAATCAGTATCAATTCCTTTCCACAGAAGCAACACAAAAAATAATGGTTGCACATAGGATTGTTTCACCTATGTTATTAGGAATAAAAGATAATAGCGGTTTAGGCAATAACGCTGAAGAAATTAAGACTGCAAGTTTATTAATGGACAACACAGTAATACGTCCATTTCAAGAACTTTTAATTGATTCATTTGATCAAATACTAGCCTACAATGATATTTCTTTAAATCTTTATTTTGTGACTTTGCAACCATTAGAATTTACAGAGGTTGACACAACAATACAAAGCCAAGAAGACATTGAAGAAGAGACAGGTGTACAGATGTCAAAGATTAGTTTAAAAGAGATTGATGGGCAAACTGTATTTGAAACTAAAGAAGAAGCAGAAGAAGTAGCAGAGGCACTTGGATGTGAAGGCTCACACGAACACGAAGAAGACGGTAAAATTTGGTTTATGCCTTGTGCATCACATGATGAGGCTATTAATCTTAAAAAGCCTTGTTACGATGGATACGAAATGATAGGAATGAAAACCAAAAACGGTGAAAAAGTTCCTAATTGTGTACCTATAAAAGCCAGTAAAGACACACCCGAATTAACAGATGAAATGGGTGATGAAATACTTGCTGAATTAGAAGGTGAGGTTGTCACAGATGAATGGGAACTAGTAGATGAGAGGGATGAAGGAGCAACAGAACCAATAGAAGAATGGGCATCAAAGTTAATTAAACCCAAAAGATCACTATTTAGAAAATTGGCTGATGAGATTCAAGACACAAGAACAGATGTTTTTAGTGTTTTAGACAAAGGACTATACAAAGTAAGATATAAGTATATTAAAAAATCTAGAAAGCCAAACGAAG